GAAGGTTGGAACTTACCTGCATTTAATGCTACTTGTTTGGGTAAATGGAGTATCGTCCTAAATGAAACTTCTCACAAAGATTGGGCTACAAAAGATAATTGTATTTTAGTTGAATCTACAGGTAGAACTATACCTAGTGCAGATGGGGTATTCTTTAATAAAGGTGCTGATTACAATCAAGGTGACTTCTATGACTGGGATGAAGAAACTGTTATTAAAGCTATGGAAGAGGCTGAGACTAAAGTGGGACAAATTAACGCAGGTGGTGTAAAATTGGGGGACACTATGACTTATAAGAAGACCACTGAAGCTATTTTATCCCTTATCTACAAGGAAAAATGATTTGGCACAAGTAGTGTTATATATATTGTGATTATGAATACATTAATTAACAACCTACTCAACGACATTACTAGTTACCCCAAACAGAAAACCTACGATAGAATTAAAGACTCTGGAGATGTTTATTCTGCAGAATTTGAATTGGCTGGTTTTTCTAAAAAAGATGTAAATCTTAGTGTCATCGATAATGTCCTAACTGTATCGGCTAAAAATGAAGACAGATCTAGAAACTATGAATTATATTTATATGATTTAGTATCTGAAGAACACATTTCCGCTTCTCTGAAGAATGGGATGCTTCACTTGACCTTACCTAAGAAAGCTGTTAAAGGAGCTAAAAAAATAGAGATAAAATAATGGCGATATATGTCTACAAACATCCTGATACAGATGAACACCGAGAGGTAATTCAAGGGATGAATGACGAACATATATATATAGACGAATTTGGTTTACAGTGGGGGAGGGTTTGGACCGTCCCCCACGCCTCTATAGATAGCTGTATAGACCCTTTTAGTAAGCAGCAATACATCGACGCTACTTATAAAAAGAAAGGTACTGTGGGTAATATGATGGACTACTCAGCAGAACTCAGCGCACAAAGGGCAGAGAAAGCTGGGGGTCTAGACCCTGTTAAGGAAAAATTCTATAATAATTATGCTAAAGAGCGTAATGGGACAGAGCATCCAAATAGGATTAAAGAAAAAGGCTACGAAAGTAAAGATGTCAAAGTGGATTACGATTAGTAAGCAGTCCCACTTAATTTCAAACCTTTTTCTTGTGTCACTGGGAAAGTAAAACTTGCGTCGAAATTCATTCTCCCATTGATATCCATAGAATAATTATAAGATCCTAATTTAGCTTCTTCTATTCTATATATCATAGTTTTACCACTTGCTTCTAGAGTCAAGTCAAACTGATATAGCTGGTCAGAATTCAAAACGCCAGTCATAGCCCCGCTTTCGAATCCAGAGACTTGCGAAGAAACAGAAAATGAACCATTTGCTGGAAATTGTCTTTTCCTTTCGAATGCGTAATCGTTGCCTAATCCATATGCTGAAACACGAGGTATTGATACGTTCATATTGACAGATTGAACTAGGTGTCTCCCAGATATTTCTTGACCTCCGACCTGCAAATTCTGCAAGGTTACATCACTTCCAGCATTAGTCGGGTTGACTATCGGAGGGGCTTTTTCTAAAGCGACTGTAGATAAATCCTTGGTGAAATGAAATGTAGATCTACCTACATTATCATTATTACCTCCAGTTAGATTTATAGCTGGCTTCTGCATAGAAGTCCCTGTTAAGTTATCAAATACAACGTTAGAGCAAATATAAGAAGTGCTAACTGTGGGTAAACCGCCGACAGCATAACTCAAACTATAAGACTCTGGGAAGCAATTCCCAAATGCTATAGCATCATCGCCACTAAAATTAAGAGTATTATCAAATGAGGTGAGAGAATTGTCTAAAAAAGATTCTTCTTGGTTTTCGCTAAAAAAAACATAAAAATTATTAGAGTCTTTTACATCACTAGGATTAAATATGCTTTGAAAACTAGTAAGTGGGGGTGTATCTAAAAACCTACCTTGAACTTCATTAGAAAATTCAGGCTCTGGTATATAAGTAATATTTAAATTTACATCAGGTTGATTATATATTTCGTTACTAGATAGATCTTGTGAACCGATTTGTTTAGATTGCTGCCTAGAATAATCAATTGAATAATTCAATGTCTGAGTTATTTTATGCAACTTAAGATTATCATCCCCTTCCGACCAAGCTGTATAGAAATCTTGAGCCGCTACAATTGCGTTACTACTTCTTATTATATTTCTAGACATCTTAAGTTCCTGTTGGAATTACACCCATAGGGTCTTCTTTTATTTCTACACTTAATGTATTAGAATTAGCATAGTTCCACGTATGAGTCCACTTAGGGCTATAATAGACTTTTGGCCTGTTATAAACAGAAGGGATTTGATGTTTAAATCTACGGTAACCACCTTTATTCTCTAAGAAGTGGAGCATTGTTTTTAATTGTTTGTCAGAGATATTATTAAAACTATAATTCATATCGAATGTAGCAATATTATCGTTAGTCTTTAATCTCTGAGTGAAAGAGTTTTTATATTCTAGCTTATCAGCTTTAATTTCAACATTGTTTTGAGTACCGATATCAGGCTCGAAAAAGAAATCTTGTGTCCACATTGAGGAAGCTCCTGTTGGGGAATTTGATTGTGTGGATGTATGATCTCCAGTGCAGTAATAGAAGTTATCCAACTTATTTTGGTTTACACCTGTATATACTATATCATACTCTTCATAAGATTCAGAATAATTATAATCATCAAAAGTTAAGTTCGGGAAACACCCCATACCAGACCATTTCAATAAAGTAGGAGCGTGATCAACAGTTAAACTAGTCGCGACTTCGAAGTGTTGATTATTAACAAAATTAATAGCGTAATTATCACAAAAACCAGAAACAGTTTTATAAATTCCCAAATTATCAGGCTTAAATTCTATAGGCAAATACCCAGACTGAGCTTCAAAAAAGTTAGCAAGCCTTCTAGCATTAGTTTCATTTACTTCGTATTTTAAAGAAAATCTAGCTACTAAACTATTAACGGAAAGAGGTATTAAATTATAATAAAAATCATCAGTAACATAACTGTGGTTCTTAGCTTGGAACTCTACAGTAGATCCATAAACTGGTGTAATATTAAGATGTGCAAGTTTCGAAGGCGAAGCTATACCGCTTATATTTCTATCTCTGTTATAAAATAAGTCTTCACTCATGAGTGTCCAATATAGTTAAGGGTTAATCTTACAGATCCATCTGCGGATGCATTGATCTGCTCAGAAACTAAAGAAGCTTTAGGTATTGATAATGTCTGTAGGTTCGTGCCATCTCTACCTTTAACAGAAAAAGATAAAGTTTTATCTGATCTACCTTCTTCAAAAAAACTAAAACCACTGGCTAAAAATATATCATCCACATCTATTTGAACAGAAGCAGAGTATTCTATAGGGTTTACATGTTTTACCTCCACAGGGGTTTCAGATCCTATAGTATAGTATGGGATTTTCTTTACAGATAATGAGTAATCAAAACCTAAAACCCTATTAGTACTACTGTAATCACATGTAGCTGTTATAGAACCCTGACTCGGAATATCTATACTAGTAGGTGTTGATCCTGTAGCGTTAATACCGCTTTTCATTTCATCATAAACAATAAAACTAGAATTCACTTTAGGAACAGACCCAACAGCACAGTTTACAGAATAAGATTGTAGATAACCGCTTTCAAAACCATAAGAAGTATTATTATTGTAATTAAAACTTCCCTTCATTACTTTTGAATCTCCAGTAAAATCAAGAACTGGATCATTATAAATTAACGATCTAGAAAAAGAAACCGTCTGATTCGTAGCCCCAGCTACAGTAATTACCCCTTTAGTAGATCCTAAAGGTTTAGCTATGTTAGAGCTATTCTGATATCCGATATCAATCGAATTAATACCAGAAAGCTCTCTAGCTGAAGGAGTCCCATCTTGTCCTGATATGAAGAAGTGGGAATCGTAATTTAGTGTTGTTCCGTACATTATGCTCTAGCTTGTCTTAGTGACCCTCCCAGTCTTTTCTCGTCATCAATCACTTGTTTAACCACATCTTTTATCTTCATCGCTAATGAATTTTGCTGATCGTCTCCACTACCTTCAGAGTTAGATGACCCATCAGAGTTAACGGTGATATTGATCACAGTCTCTCCAGAATTATCAGAAACAGAAATAAGTTCATCTAGTTTACTTACTACGTCACCAGATCCACCACCACCACCTGAGTTTAGAGCGTTTAAATTACCTCTGCCGATTCTCTGGGTTGCAGCGGCATTCATGACGAACTCACCACCAGACAACATAGAAGGGATTGTATCTACTCCAGCTGCATAGGGAATTGGGCCTCCTGTGGCTGAAAATGGATATCCATTATCATATTGAGTCGGGTCTGAGAAGTCTTGTGTTATATCAGCTGTTGGGCTTTTATTACCGAATAAATTCGTGAGTTCCTTGAATGCAAAACTCGCTCCAAAGGATAACAGGGACTTCTTCAAGATTTCAGAGAATCCACTTCCCCTTTCTTTTGCCGCTCTTTCTTGTTCTACTGCTCTAGTAAACAATCCAAACGCCTTCTGCTTAGACGCTTGCTCCCTTTGGAATGCTGGGCTGTTTCTACGTCCAAACATCGTTAGAGCCGCGCTCTGAGGCTCTAAACCTATAGAAGCGAATCCTGAACCAGAATTAAATTTATCAGAAGCTCCTGTAGTGAATGATTGTGTCGCGAAATCTAATAGATTTCGTGTACCCTTCATTTCTCCTTGGCCATAAGTTCCTGGGGTGAACAACCCCCCTCTAGCCATAGCGGGGATGTTGCCTGAGTTCAAAGAGTTCATGAATCCAGAACCGTATTTCTGAACAGCACTTTTTTTCATCACAAATTCTCCACCCATAAGCAAAGCTGGCACATCGTCTTTAGATCCTGAACCTCCAGTGACTGGCCCACCAGAAGCAAAGAGGTTTCCTGTAATGTTCTTAAACGCAGCAGACATATTACTTTTAGCTTCTCCAAGGAAGAAGTTCGAAGCAGCTTGCTTTAAGACATCTCCTAAGTCTTGACCTTTAGCTATGGCATCTACTAAACCATCGCTGATTGTATCTACAAATGTTCTAGCATTTTGCACCAAAGCCCTATCTAAACCTTCTTGTATTTCTTCTGTGGTAAAGTTAAATTCATTTTCAAACAATTCAGCTCTAGATGTACCGATTGCTAATCTCTGTTTTTCTAATTCTACAAGCCTCTCTCTAAGAGCGACAAGTTCTTTAGTATCTGTAATTCCATCTTTTTGTTTTTTAGCTACCTCTGTTTTAATAGCTAGTTCTTGAGCAAGTATATCTTTGTTTTTTATCGCAGCTCGTCGTTCTACACTAGTTCTAGCTAATGTAATCCTATCGGTAGCTCCTCTCAGTGCTTGGTTATCTGAAGCTCTAGCTGTGGCTCCTGCTCCACCGACTTTCGCAGCCGCCGTGAATAATTGCTGATCTATGTTAGAAATTGCACCAGCACCATCTTTAACCATTAAAAGATCTAATTTTAACTGTTCGGCAGATTGATTTAATGAGAGAGTAAACTCACTTAGTAGAACGGAGTAAGCTTTAAATGCGTTGATATTTTTAAGTGCTGCTTCAGATAGTGCATTGTTAACATCAGCCAGTTGACCAGTTAGCTGGACATTCTTTTTCTGACCTTCTATACCTACGTTAGCATTAGCAAGATCGTCTTCTTGTTTAGGTGATAATTTGATCAGGCCACTATCTTTCGCAAATGAAAGCATCGTAGATACTTTACCCAAAGA